ACCCGTGCGTATGAGATGACCAATCCACACAAATCCCCGCACGTCGTAGCCGCAATCAAACGCTACCGCGCTGAGTTGGACGAAAAGTTTAGCATCACTTATGCCAGACATGTTCGTGACCTACAGAAAATACGCGATATGGCCCTTGAAAACGGCGCGTACAGTGCCGCCGTGCAGGCTGAGTACCGTCGGGGCCAAGCGCAGGGAGACATATACGTCAGCAAGTCGGAAATCAGGCATGGCAGTATAGACAGTATGAGCAAGGAAGATGTTTTGAAAGCTCTTGAGGATATGAAAGAAATCAATGGCCCAGACATTATTGACATTACCCCCATCGAAGATGAAGACGGAAGCAGCGTTCTACCAACAGATGAGGACGGCGGCGAAAAGGATAAGGCCTAGCCTTTCCTTAACACGCATTGAGAATTGGGCGGGTCAGGGCATACCAGACCTTTTGATTGGCGATGAGGCCGGACGATTTAGTTTTGTAGAGCTAAAGTTTTGCAGGGCCAACGCTGTTAATTTAAGTCCCCATCAGGTTGCATGGTTAATGCGACACCGCCTAACCAGTAGCTGGATATTGATTAAGCAACAGCGCAAGCCAGAGGCCAAGCCAGACGTGTTTTTGTACCATGCTAGTCAGGCCATTGACGTTAAGACAAACGGCTTGAAAACAGAGCCCCGATTTAAAGGCCCGCATCCTTTTGATTGGTCCGAGATTTTAGGCTTGATAAGTCCCATATAATCGCATACGGTAAAGTTCTTAGCAATTTGGAGAACAGCTATGGCGAACAATTTAAGCAAGGCATCTTTTCCTTTCAAGGTGAGTAAAGACAAGCAAACGGTTGACGGATTAAAGCCCGTAAATCGCGCTACTCGCAGGGCCATTGATAGCAATAAAGATATTGTTAGAAAGAAAAAGAAGTGGATCAGAATATGAAATTAGAGATGCAAATAAATGATTCTTATAAAGAAGGTTGGCAGGACAGTGAGATGTCCACTAAATATGTATATCTCCGCCTTCACACAATTCTAAATAGCCGTTGCATAGAGGCTGATCTTTCTCATTTCTACGACCAAGTTGCGCAGACTTATTACGCAGATACGGGGTCAAGGGTTGGTGACGATTTAGCAGCGGCACTGCGAATCGCCACGAAGGATGAAATACTATGAGCAATATGTTTAACGAAAAGGAGAGATTATGAAGTTAGAGATTGGCAAGGGATTAAAACTAAAGAAGGCATCTATTGGCGCATCTAGGGGCAAACAGCAATCATCACTACGCCACCGCAATGTCCCGATGTCATTAAAGCCCGAACCGTGGCTTGGCGATAACGAGACAGCGGCGAAGTTTGATAAGATGTTTAACGATGAGTTAAAGAAGGATGAGAAAGATGACGAACAATTTTAATGATGACAGGGTATCGATTAGTTACGTGATTGATCGTCTTGATGGTTTGGTATCTCAAGACAACGCATCATTATCCGACATTTCTAGTTTTGTAGAGTTCCGCAATGAGTTGGTGTTTAATTTGGGTCAGAATGCTTTGGCACAATCCCGAACAAATCAGGTTCCCGACTTTGTGAGTGTTGAGATGGATGAGAAGTTTGGCCCGTTTGATATATACGGTCGCATTCGCTGGGTAGCGCAGGACTGTATTAGGTCGGCTTTGTTGGAAGCTAATGACAATAGATCGAAGGCGGCGCGGTTGCTGGGAATGCCGAGTTTACAGACGTTCACCAATTGGTTGAAGAAGTATGAGGTAGACGCATGATTGATTGTCCCGAATGCGCTCATTCCGACCGAAACGGCGAGGTTGAGTACGAGACGTTTAAGATGTTCAACGGGGTTTTTGAGCCTGTTGGATATTGGGTAAGTTGTGAGAACTGTTCTGGTTCTGGCAAGATAGAAGAAGAAACCACCATATAAAGGATGAATGATATGGCACGGAAAAACGTTAAGACATTAAGAAGTAATTACGGATGGTCAGGCAAGGAGATTGATCGTTTGTTTGAATTAAAGAAGTCTGGTTTAAGTGAGACAGCTATAGGTTTAGACCTTGATAGAAGTCCCAAAGCAATTAAGATGAAGCTTGGCAAGTTGCGCAGGGCTATGCAGGGTGCTGGTGTAATTGTGACACAGGAACAACGTCCCGATGATTTGGACGCTGATTTCATTGAGTCAATAAATGACCCGTTTAATCCCGAATTGTTTCGTGCGCCCGAACCCGATGTGATTATGTCAATAAAAAAGCCTAAGAACACTAATCGCCCGACTAAATACAAAGTTAAGAAGAAGCCGTATTCTTTTATTATGTCTAAGGAAACTGCGTTATCTGTGATTGTTTGCGTTGCTTCTGTTACGGGAATTAATTTGGCTGTTGGTGTGATTGGGTGGTATATCGGTACAGCATTTTAATGTGATGGTAAGGATCAGCCAGTGAATGTAGCGCATTCGATAGCACTTAGGTGTGACTCAACCAAGCGTTAAAATGAAGCTGATCCTTACGGTTTTATAACATTTTTATACAGTTAGGGCAAACGATATGAAGTTTAAAAACAATAGTGACAAGGAAAAATATTTCCAAGATTGCATGGAGCAACTTAAATCTGCTGGGCCAGATCACGCCACACCAGAGTTGTTGTGTTTTTTAATTTTTTCATTAGTTGAGACGTATCAGCATGAGGATGAGTGGCCTAAAATCTCCCGTGTTGTTGGCGAGATGTTAGTTCATCACAATAACATAAGCGGCGCTATTGATGACGCTGTTGAGTTTATGGGCGGCATTGTGCAATCAAGACGCATAACCGGAGAACCGTGGAGTAAAGATAATGACTGAGATTAAAACAAGGTCTGATGTGTTAAACACAGCGAATAGATACGTTACAAAAGACCGTGCATCAGATCACGGCCCGATGGAGGATAATTTTGGCAGGATAGCGAAGTTGTGGGAGGGTTATTTAGGCGTTGATATTAATGCTGTTGACGTTGCTGCTATGATGACTTTGTTAAAGATTGCACGCAGTAAATCAAACCCAACGCATTTGGATAATTGGGTAGATTCTTGTGGTTATATGGCTTGCGGCGGGGAGCTTGCAGCAAGGGGAAGGGATTAATTATGCAGCCAGAAGATTTAGAAAGAATTGCAGCGGGTGTCTTGAGAGAGATGCCCGTTAATTTTTCAACGGTTGATGTCCGTGATTTATTTACCGAACTTTTGTTCGGGTTGGGCATGAATCCTAATGACATGCCGATGTTTTGTTTGTTGTTAATTGACAAGTACATGGCGGATAATAACATGACTGCCTCTAGGGATTGATTTATTCTGATTTATGAGGTAGTTTTACTTAACTTGTTGGAGTTTACCCCGATGTCTTCCCTCCCAATGTCCACAGGAAATACTGAATACGACCGCGCTATGATGTTGCGGTTTAATGAACAAGAACAAAGAAGGCTTCAAGTTCAGAATCTTTTTGGGGATACTTCGTTATCTGAGGAAGACCGAAATAATCAAATTGCGCAGATAGCTTATCAACCATTACCGAAAGCTCCCGATGGAAGCTTACTAACTCCCGAACAGCTTAATCCTCTTGGAATAATGAAAAGTGGCATTATGGGGGGAAGTGGTGTTCGTGACGATGGTATGTCTGCCAATGACTTACAGCGTCAGTTGAACCGAGGCACGGTTGCTGCGGATAATGTGGCTGATACTGAGGCCAGCATTACTAGCCTTGAGAACGAGCGTTTTACACAACCACAACCACAGCCTTCAGGCATTCTTGCTTCGAATAGGTTAGCGCCCTCTGGCCCTTATGGCGGCAGTGGGCTTGACCCTAATATTAAAAAACAAAGAGAATTAGAGTTTTTAAATCAAATATACACTCAAAAAAACCCGAACATTTCTGGCGGTTTAGGTGGATCAAATCCGTCTGGCATGGGCGGTATGGGTATGGGTGGGTTTAACTTCCCTGTTCAGGCTACTCCAACATATCAGGGCGGCGGTTTTGGGCCAAACGTGAACAACTACAGCGGTGCTGTATCTGGTGTGCAAAGCGGTTACGGTACACCTCAACCTGCCTATGGCGCTGCTTCGACTTTATCTAATGTCCAGACACCGCAGACACCGTATGCTGGGCTGAATACGGCGAATTACACGAGTTACACAAATCCTGCGGTTCAATCAACTTACGCTGCACAATCACCTTACGGCGGTTAATAAAAAAACCCCGCCTAAATATAGGCAGGGCTTGTGCTTTTTAGCATGTGAGTTGGGATTTAATAGCAACGGCCACCTTTAAAATGTGAGAATGGCATTTTCTTGTTCGTGTTTCTGCTAGAAAACTCGTATATTACTTCGCCATGTAGCTGTCTGGATAACAAAATACCCTCTTTTGTTAACCCCCGAAGAAGTTGATTTGCCACTTCTTCTTTTACTTTCATCTTTTTTCGCAAGTCTTGGACTGTCCATGCGTCTCTAGTTTTTACTGTATCGAATGCTATTGCGATTAGATCAATATTTGCGCCGTAGTTTCTCCCGACGATAGCCTGTGATGGTTGTGAAACCAGTTGCATTCTCAAGTTTTCTATTCTAGCGGCTTCTTTATAATCTGGATTTAACATTAAATCTTATGCCCCCACTGTCTAAGTTCCCGAACATATCTGTCTAGTTCTTCCCGCGCTGCAAATAGATTGTTTTTTGCATTGGGCAGAGCATCGCTTCGATATGCTTCGTCTTGGTTTCTATCCACTCGTTGTCTTAGGAATTTAAGTTCCGATTCTTGTGCTGGTGTTAGTCCCACATTTTCCCCCTTTGCTAAATAAGTATGGGTCTTATTTAAATATTTAACGTAGCAATTTCATACACTTAACAAAACGGATTTAAATACGCGTTTAAATCCGTTCCCAAGTATTAGCACAAAATAGCACTACAGTCAAAGATTTTCTCGCGCTGTTCTGGCTTCATATTCACCAGTAGACAGCATGCCGCCTGTAACGCCTAACCACTTCTTTGTGCCGCCCTGCGTCAGTCTATATGTATTTACACGCCCAGCCTCTTGCAGTGCTGTTATGGTGTTTTTAATAGTAGTTTCTCTAGCTTCCTTTAAGGCTATTACGCAAGGTTCGCCCGATGCACTTGTTGCTATTGCATCAAATGCACCATCACCTGCACCGCCTTTCGTGATTGCGTTTCCTTCGCGTTCCATCATGGCGATGAAATCCTGCATATGCTGCAAGCGTTGGCGTACAGGTTCAGACATTTGACTATTTGCAGCGCGAATATCATCTGATCTATCTTCCAACAGACCTGTATTTGGGTTTCTAATGAAGTGACGAATATCCCGATTGGCTGGGCCGTTTGATTTAACAACCGCACCATCAAACACAGCGTTGCGTGAATAGGTAACTTGCAAGTCTTTACAGCGTTGCCGCCCTGTTTTTTCTTCCACGTTCCAAACGCTAAATGCGCAGCGCACACCATCGACAATAGCAGACGTACCCCTAATGAGATTACGCGCTTGCTCTGGTGTTGTGACTGGATCGTTGTCCTTGATCTTAGCCATGTGGTGATTAACCATGACTGTCGCGCCTGTTTCAGTAGAGATTTGTGCAAGCATACCCATGAACGCAGCGCCAGCGGCGGGATCAGCGTTTACATCTGCGTGAACAAACGATGCCATTGGATCAATGACAAGCAGTGCGAGGTTTTGCATTTCCAGTATTTGATCGTATATGCGCCCGAACTCTTCACCCATAACGTATGAGGTGTCGATCTTTTGCATGATTGGAAACACACCGCCAAGGTTGGGCAGCGGTAGGATTTTTAAATTGTTCGGGTAGTGTTCCCGTTTACAGAGCGGGTCCATTCTTTCAATACGCCTGTGCATTTCATCCTTGTCATCTTCTGCTGACAGAATGATTGCATCCCCGTGCGTTGATACAATGCCACCGAATGAGGATTGCATGGATTCGCCCGATGCGACTTTCATAGCCAGATCAAGCGTCATCATGCCTTTGCCGCTATCGCCAGCCGCAGCAAAGATAACCGGAACGGCCAGAGGTATTGTATTGCCAATCAGGTATTGTTGTTCGGGTGCATTACCCACAAAATACTTACTGATGTTTAGGCTGTCATCAAGCAGATGGATTGGCTTTTTAACTTTGCTTTCGCTTTGCCGAATAAACCTATGCACATCAAATTGTTCGTCTAATGCGTCCGCAGCGTCCCACTTTTCCGGTTTTCCGAATGGCGCTCTAAGCATGACAGTTGATTTTGCCCCGGCTGCTTTTGCCAGACGTTCTACAAGCACGGCCAGATCATGCCCTGCCTTGTCATTATCGGGCCATAGAACAACATCTTTGCCGTTTAGTGGGGAGAAGTCGAACTTATCCGCTACACGGTCTGACAGCATGCCTGCACCGCCGATTGTGGTAGTTGCAGCGAACCCCATACTTGTTAGAGCATCAGCACATTTCTCGCCTTCCGCCCAGATAACCTTATCCGATGCCAATATGTTCGGGATGTTATATAGTGGTCTAGGTTCTGGAAGACCCATACGCCCATCCATAAACTGACGGAATTGTTTCTTGGTGTTACCTTCGCTGTCTGTCTCAACGTATTTCCTGACAGAAACAAGCACTACACCATCCTCATCTGTGTAGGAATATTCAGCATCAAACGGAGTGCTTAAATTGTATACCTTTTTTGCGCTTACTTGTTCGGGTTGCTGAATAGGTATTGGCTCTGGCTGTCTTGCCAGTTCGGGTTTGATTGGATTTTCTGGTGGTGGTGTGTGTTCAATACCGAGAAAGGTTTGATAGTGCGCCGACACTTCTTTCAGCGTCCATCCTCTTCCTTCCATTAGGATTTTGGTGATGCCACCAACCCCTGCCCCTGTTGCCCAATCCTGACCCCGCATAAAGTTCGGGTTATGAATGTCGATATTTAATTGAAGAGAACTACCAGCTTCGCCTTGGAATGAACCGATCATAAACGTTGTGCCATGACGCACACCGTTTGGGTATGTGTCAAACAAGTCTTGCAACTGTGCTGTTCGAGGCACAAGGTCGGAGATTTTGTCGGTCATTTGGCTGGTTGTGTTGCCAAATCTTAAAATTGTCATTATATTGTCCCTATCACTCATCCTGATACAAAATGTGGGGTGTTCATTTGCCCTTTGAACGCCTCACATGATTGTTCATTGCTCCCAACACGCATTCTGATATTCACAGAACTTGCAAAGAAAGAAATCTTTGCTTTGTGCGATGCGTGGTAGAATGTCATTTGCTTTTGCAGCCGTCAAGATATTTACTGCCCTATCACTAGCTTCTTGAGCAAGCTTTTGATTAAAAGGAATTATTTCGTAATATATCTCGCTGGTATTTTTATTCACCACAGTAAACAAACATGGATTTTCAGTCAATTCCATGTAAGCCTGATACAGCGCAACCTGTGTGGCATACACTGGGTTTGCCTTAGCAGTCCCGTGCTTTTCAAACGCTCTGAACTTGCTGTCATTGGCTGATTTGCATTCCCACAGCATAGGATAGGACGCTGGCACTGGGCCATCACAGATCACACCGTCTATGTGTCCTTTAATTTCCCCATCAGCGATAGAGAACCCAAACTGCTTGCCATCTTTATGTTCTGTGCGCAGATCAAACCCTGCGTCCCTTAACCACTTGGCTGCATAATCTTCTATCTCATGCCCAAACTGAAAGATGCGCAGCGTTCTTGCTGAGAAATCTTTGTCTGGATCGCTTGGGTGGTTGAGGTATCTGTATTGTATTTTGCGTGAGCATTCATCACCGATGCTAGATGCACCGATGTATTTACGCCGTTCACGCTTTTTCTCGTTCTTCAAGATGCCCTGATCCACAGCGTCTTTAATCTGCAAGGCCAGAGGATCAATTTTAGAAGGGGATTGACGTACTAGGCCAGCGGCCCGTTGACTTATAGTAGGCTTCTTCAAGTTGTCCGACATTGATTGTCTCCGTTAGCTTTTTTGATTCTTGCAGTGCAAATATCAGCACTTGGACTTGTTCTTCTGTCAGGTCGCAAAACCGTGTACCCCAGCCAAAGTATCCAAGTATGAATGATAGTTCTTTCATTGGCTCTGGCGCTGACTCAAATTCGTGACTCAATGTATTGTCCCTTCATGTAACCCGAACAAATCTGCGGCTTGGTTTAGTAATTCTTTTGAGACTTTTGGATTTTGAAAAATTCCACTACCAACTTTTTTCTTATTTGCAAAAATATCACCGCTTCCCCCAATACAAAGTTCCTTAGAATTATCCATGTGTTCAGAGAATGCTTTACCCGCCACGATGTTTATTTCGTCCATGTCATCCCAATCTTTTACAAAGCAGACTATTTTATAGTCTTCGCACAAAACTTGACTGTCCTTGAAGACTATAGCTGTTAAGTGTATTTCAATCCGCGACATCTGCTATCCTTTCAACGGCTGCATCAATTTGTTCTTTATTCCACAGGTAATTCAACCAGCATGCGGCTTTGTATTTTGTCCATGAGAAATCAAATGCAGCTACATCCACGCCATACCTTCTTAGAATTGTTCGCTGCTTGTGTGAGGCGTTTTCATTCAGCCAACGCTTAGATTTGTTAGCTGCTTTGCCATCCTCAATTTCGCGCAGGAAGTCATCTGCTGCTGACATAGCCTGCACCTTGCCCCCAATAGCCACTGAGCGCACCTTATGTCCGGTCTGAGCCTTGACTAGCCCAATGGACGTACCTCCCACTGTACCGACCACCCCAAAGCCGTTGAAGCCCATTGCCATCATAAACGAACCATTGCCGCTCATGTCTAGCCACTTAAAGGGAGACAATTCCATCAGGTCGTATTCGGTCAGAGTGAAATCAACTAGCTCTTCTTTGCCCTGACTTTGGAACGCTTCGCCGCACTCAATACAAACCCGCACATTCAGAGGATTTATAAACCCGCAGTTTGGACATTCCTTTTCTGGTGCCTCTGCATTCGGGTCTTTAGGCTTGCCATCTAGGTTGGCTGATTCATCCAGCGCGCCGTGCGTTAGAATGCTGCTGCCAAAGTCCAAAACGATACAGTCTTTCTTAACCACATCTGGATAAATCTCTGGGTCTATTATTCTCAGACCGCGACCAATCATCTGAACCATTGTTGATTTGTAGGAACATGGTCTTGTCAGCACAACGCAAGACACAGGTGGTGCATCGAAGCCTTCGGTTAGGACTGCTACATTGACCACAACTTGAACGTCACCAAACTCTAAGTCATGCAGTATTTGCCTGCGCTCTTCCCTTGGCGTATCGCCAATAACCATTTCGGCATTCACATCATGTTCAATGAACATATCCAAAAGGTCTTGTGCGTGTGCAATCGTTGAGCAGAACACAACGGTCTTTCTGTCACCCGCACGTTCTGTCCATTCATCAACAACACGTTCATTAATAACGCGCTTGTTCATAATCTGCGCGACTTCTTCCATGTCGAAGTCATTGCCCTTGCGTCTGACTTCACCCAGAGCTTCTGTGACACCAACATCAACAACGTATGCCTTTGGCGGCACTAGGAATCCTTCGCGGATTAAAGACGTTAATTCAATCTGGTGCGAACAGTTTGTGAAGACGCTGCGCAGACCTTTGCCATCCCCACGGTTAGGCGTAGCTGTAAAGCCAACAACCTCAACGTTTTCGTTATCCTTCTTAACTGCGTTGATAACTTTTAAGTATGTATCCGCAGCGGCATGGTGGCTTTCGTCCACAACAATCATATCAAACTTAGGTCGATTGATTAGATTGTTTTTCCTCGACATGGTTTGAACCATAGAGAAAATGGTGTCGCCACCCCATTCTTTGATTGCACCATTTACAATGCTGGTTGATATGTTCGGGTTTACTCTTAGAAACTTTTCACGGTTTTGCGCAACCAGTTCATCACGGTGCTGCAATACTAGAATACGTTTACCTTTTTTGTGCTTCTTACCGATTAACGCAGACAACATAATAGTTTTGCCTGCGCCTGTCGGTGCAACTACGATTGTATTTTTATGGGTATCCAGAGCATTAATAGCGTCTGAAATCGCCACCTCTTGATAGGGGCGCAAAATCATTGCTTTACTCCAATAACTGTAAATTCTGAGATTGGTATGTGTGCTAAAGGCTCTATGTCCTGCCAATCGTTACGATCAGTTCTGCCACCAACTTTAATAGGCCAATCATTATTTAAGTTTGTGTACCCAATACAGTCGGTCCATCCAACTATAATGACAGTATCTAAACCAGTAGATTCTTTTATAGATTTAGCGGCCATAACTTTTGACAAAGAAATTATATAAGTCGAATATTTCTCTTTTTTGTTTTTCCGAACCTTTACTTCAGCAAAAACTTTAGCTGAATTTCCATCTCCTAAACAGAAATCCAACTTATATTGAATTGGCATTTTAAAGGGGGTAAGATGCCCCCCAAAATGATTTATAAAATGCAGGATAATATCTTGCTCATTAAGCAAGTCCTGACTTACTTCGTAAGTCGGTCGCATGTCTCACCTCTTTGCTAAAAGTAGTGTGGGGGGTTCACGGCCCAAGGCCCCCCATCCTTGGTAGCAGGCGCGGAGTGCCTTGCCGCTACTATCTGCTGGCCCAGCTAGGAACAGGACTTCCAGCTTGTGGTGCTGCTGCCTGTTGTGGCTGAGAATGCTGTTGTGCCGATGGTGTTGATTGCATGGGCGGTTGACCGGATGCAATAAAACCAATCTGATCTGGCGTCATAGCTACCATCAATTGATTTTGATCGCTATAGCCATTCGTGCCTTTCTTAATCCCAATCTTTGCGCAGATTTCCATAGCGTTTAAGTCAAACACACCAGAGATGTTTCTGCGCTGTTGCGCTTGTTCTGACGCATCACTAGGCGCAAGCCCGTTTGCGCTGTCAATAATGTTACGCAATGTCCGCATGCCAATCTCTTTGGCTACTGGCATTCCGCTGGTGCCTAGCTTGTCACCATCAACAAATATTTTAGACCAGAACTTGCGACGATCAAATTCACCGCCAACACAGGTAAATTCAATTTCCATCCACTTAGCATTAGAGCTTTGTGATTTTTTAAACCACTGCCCTGTGCCAAACTCAGGAAGTTCAATGTCGCCACCTTTGACAACAATAACTGCGCGAGATACTGCGCCGTTGGGAATTAAAGAAAATTCACGATTTTGTTGATCGTCAGGCTGTACTGAATTTAGATTAAGCATTAGTTGTTTCCTCGCTTTGCTGTGTTACAGGATTTACGAATTGTAATGTTTTCCCGTTTTGTGGCATTTGTGTACTCATTTTGGCAATCAGCTTGCCAAGGTGAGGTTCTTCTAAGGTATCAAGACGGCCAGAACGATCCTTTGCAGGATAGCCCCATTCATTCAACGGCTGACAGACAAAACCGCGATACGGCCCATGTTCACCTGTTAGTACAGCCATTGTAATTACTTCATCAACAATACCGGGCAATTCACGCCCTGTTTTGCTACCCTCGATTTGTAGGCCATACTGCTTGCGACCGTAATCATCAGTTGTTTCGTCAAGAATGCCAACAAAAATCACGTTCTTTTCGCGGATATGCTGCAAGTGTGTGAGCCATGCCATCATTTCACGACCGTGCAGACCATATGCTGCGCGAGTGTCTAGCTTGCCAGAGCGGTCAGACCGTGATTCTGGCTGTTGCTGACACCATGAGAAGCACAAGCGACCAGCCACGGTAATTGAGTCCACAAACAATGTATCGTACTTGTCGTTTGTAGTCTGAGAATCACCATGAACTGACGATACATAATCGTAATGAGCTTGGCTGTACGGCTGATCTTCTGCCAGAGATTGATTGGGACCGCCTAAGTAACAGGCCAAGTCACGGCACTCTTGCCACGACTGAGGACGCACAACGTCGATCTTGTGTCCCTCAATAGCTGCGTCACCAGCTTCTAGGTCCATAAACAGCGTAGTTGCACCGTCCAATGTCCTAGCCAGTGTGGTTTTACCCACACCGCTTTGACCGCACACCACAATCTTGTGGCCTTTCTTTTCAGCCATACGCTGATCTGCTGTAATGATTTGCAATGCCATTATTGATCCTCAATTTCTACTGTAAAACGACCGACTTCTGTAGTACGGGCAGTTTCTAATGTGGCTTTAATAGCGGGTGGCGCTGTGGTGTATTTGCGCTCTTCCACTGCATAGGTCAGCTTTGCATAGTGCTGTGCATTCTCAGGCGTCATGCTGTTGAATGTATCGCGCAATGCGTCTTGATCCCAAGTGACCTTCTTGCCGACATTGACTTTCATAGCGACATTGCCTTCGACAATGTGCGCAGTTCCAAAGTCTTTACCGCTGACACGCAGTGCGTCACGGGCCAATGGCAAGAATAAATCTGATAGCTGATCTTCGATGTCTTTGAGTTCGGCACGAATATCTGTCGTAATCGACTTCAATTCTTCGCGCCGCTCAAACAGTTCAATACTGTTCATAGCAACCTCCATACTTTTGCTGTCCCAAGACTTAGCATTAGTTAGTATAGACCGTCAACCATTTTTTTTAGTTAAATATATTTCTATGCCGAGGCATGCTTTCATAAGCTTCTTTTTTAGTTTAAACTCAGGGGTTTCCACGCCTTTTGCATCTTCAACAATACTGCACCAGAACCCATCTTTGTTCTCGCGTTCGTATTGGAAGTCAGCAACGTAGGCGCAAATCTTTTCATCGTTTACTAACAGATTGAACCGAACCTGTAGCTCAAGGTTACGAACAGTGCCTGCCCGTTCCATTGCTTTAAGGTACATATACCGCTCTGACTCCCACTTGGAATCAAACTTGATGCCATCAATCAAAACCTTTTTATTGCCGTACTTGGGTCTTGACCCGAATCTTCTGGGATTATATGGTTTTGTCAGTGCCATGCTTGGGAAAAGGAACCTCTTATGCCGAATCCGAAAATATACAAGTCTGTCGGTTTAACGTCAGACGCATACGATAAATTAAAATACGTTGCGGAGCAAGAGGACCGCGCACTTGGAAGGCAACTTTCACGCATGATTGACATAGCTTACAGCCAGCTAGAAAACACAAGGCGTGGTTATCGCCCTGCTTCTAGTGGCATTGGTGCTGCTGAAGTTTCAGTAGATTAAAGCAGACCAGCATTTCCCAAACCGCCAAGTAAAGATGCCGCCACCGCAGGGTTTTGGGCGGCTCTTTCTCGTATACTAGGCTGTGCATTAGGCGGAACTGGCAATTCAGGCAACGCGCCCGGCTGTACATTAGGAACACTTGTTCGTGTTTTCGGTTGTTGTGCCGGGGTGTTTATCTTTTCCATTTGATTGCCTAGCAAAGCAGTTGCTTGATTTTTAGCTGTGGTCAAACCTTCATCAATAGTCTGCGGCACACCTTGAACTATTACGCCACGAAATGCGTCAGCCATAAGATCACCAGCTATTTGCCTTCTAGTTCTAAGGTCTGCACCCGCACCTTGAGCTTTGTACTTTT